CCGAAACCACCGCCCAAGGCGCGGCCGTCGCCGCGGTGCTGGCCGATCTGCCGATCCGCTCGCGCGGCCTGATCTGCGGCCTGACGGTGGTGCGCCTGAGCGACGACCAATGGAGCGTGTGGCCGGTTGGCGAATGCCCGTGCCGCCCGGCCAGTTGGCCGCTGATGGATCTGGCTGTCGCCGCCGCCCGCATCGTCGCAGCCCGCCCCGGCGCCCCCGTGCGCCGTGCCCGCTGATGCCCCCGCCCCGCAAGATCGACCGGTTGCCGCCCGACGTCCGCAGCGAGCTGGCCGAGCGCGCTGCCGCGGCCGGCTGGGGCGACATCATCCCGCTGACGATCTGGCTGCGCTGCGAAGGCTACGACATCGGCAAGTCGGCCGTAGGCAAGCACGTCAAAGCGCTTAAAGACGAGTACGACGACACGATGCGCGAGGTCCGCGCCATGGCCGAACTGTCGCGTATGTTGGTCGACGAAGACCCCGACCAACAGGCCTCGCTCAACGACATGGCCGGAAGGCTGATGACAGATCAGTTAGTGCGCGCCGCCAAGGAGCTGCGCGGCGCGGTCGACATGCCCATCGACGACCGCATCAAGCTGCTTGGCAAGCTGGCGACGCCCATCGTCCAAGCCCAGCGCGCCGCGGTCTACCAGCGCCGCTACACCACCGAAGAGCGCCGCCGCATCGCCGACGAGGCCGCCGCCGCCGAGCGCGCCGCCGCTGCCGAGCGCATCGGCAGCGCCGCCCAAGCGCGCGGCCTGTCGGCGGAAGAAGCGCAGTTCTGGCGCGAAAAAGTCCTCATGGGCATGTGATGGCCGTCCCCGCCCCGCTCCCGGATACCCAGCGCATCGTCGACTGGGACGAGCTGCCCGACGCGGTGCGCCAGATCCCGGCCGACTTCGACCCGCGCCGCGAGGGCGTGCTGATGCAGCACCAGTCCGATTGGATTCGGATGCAGCAGGGGTTGGACATTGCGGTCTGCGAAAAGGGCCGCCGCACCGGGATCACCTTCGCCCAGGCGCTGGCCGATACCATCACGGCCGCGAGCGACAAAGCCGCCGGCGGCTCCAACGTCTGGTACATGGCGGACACCCGCGAGAAGGGCCTGGAATACATCGGCTATGTCGCGCGGTTCGCCCGCCTGGTGGCCGCCGGCCAGGCGACGCTGATCGAGTCGCACATCTTCGTGGATCAGACCGCCGAGGGCGGCAGCCGCGACATCCAGTCGTACCGCGTGCGCTTCGCCAGCGGCTACCGCATCACGGCGCTGTCCAGCCGGCCGGAAAACATCCACGGCCTGCAAGGCGTGGTCGGCATCGACGAGGCCGCGCTGCACAAGAACGTGAGGGCCGTACTGGAGAGCGCGACCGCGCTGCTGATCTGGGGCGGAAAAATTCGCGTGTGGTCTACGCACCGGGGGAAAAATAACCCCTTCAATGAACTACTGACCGACGTGCGCGCCGGCCGCTACGGCGCCAAGGCCGGCGCCATCCGCATTACCTTCGACACCGCGGTCGAAAACGGCCTGTATGAGCGCGTCTGCGCGATGCAAGGCAAGGCCCCGACCGCGGAGGGTAAGCGCACCTGGTACACCGCGATCCGCGCCGCCTACGGCCCGCGCGCCGCCGCGATGCGCGAGGAACTGGACGCCATCCCCCGCGACGGCGCCGGCACTGCGATCCCGTCCGTGTGGATCGAGCGCGCCATGCCTGCCGTGTTGCCGGTGGTCCGCCTGGTCTGCGACGACGATTTCCCGCGCCAGTCGGAGCGCGCGCGCGAGCTTTGGTGCCAGACCTGGATCGGCACCCACCTGGCGCCCGTGGTGCGCGACGCCATTGCCGCCGCGCCGCTTGGCTGCCGCTGGGCGATCGGGATGGACTTCGCCCGGCACCGGCACATGTCGGTCATCATCCCGGCGCGCATCACGCAGGAGTTGGGCCGCGCTGCCCCCTTCGTGTTGGAGTTGGCGAACGCGCCGACCCGTCAACAGCAACAAATCCTGTGGTGGCTGCTCGACACCCTCACCGGCTGGACCTTCGCCGGGGATGCCACCGGCCCCGGTCAGACGCTGATGGAATACACCGGCGACCGCTACGGCCGCGCGCAAGAGCATCCCGAGCACCCCGGCACCTACATCGGCGGCCCGGTGCATGAGATCGTGCTGTCGCGTGCTTGGTACGGGGCGCACATGGGGCCGTTTATCTCGCTGTTCGAGGACGGTTTTATTTCCTTGCCGCGCGATGCGTCCCTCGAGGACGACCTGCGCGCCATCGAGTATGTCGACGGCATTGCCATGATTCCCAAGCTGGAGCGCGCCGATCTCAAAGACCCGGACCTGATCCGCCACGGCGACGGCGCCATCGCCGGGTGCCTGATGGCGTTCGCCGCGCGGCATCCCGCCGGCGGCCCGGTCGACTTCCAGAGCGCCGGCCCGCGCGACCAGGTGGCCGCCGAGGGCTACCAGCTCCCGGCCGCCCGCACCGCCGGCCAGGTGACCGAGACCGCCCCGGTCGGCTGGGGCAGCGTCGGCACTGGCCTGGATTTCCAGGGCTGGGCATGACCACCATCCGCATCGACATCGACACCGCGGCGCCCGGCGAGACGCTGATCACCGCGTCGCTCGATATCGCCGACCTCCTGGAGCGCTACCTGCACAGCGACCCCAGCCTGAGCATCGCCGAATGCACCGCCGCCGCCATGCTGCTGGCGACCCTGCGCCAAGGCGGCACCCTTGAATCGATCCCCCTCGCGAGCTGACCCATGACTGTGCTGACCCGACTCGCCGCCCGCCTGCTGCCCGGCCTGGTCGCCGACCATGCCGCCGCGCCCCCGCTGGGCGAGGTCGCTACCACCAAGGACGGGCGCGACATCACCCGCGGCTATGTCGACACGCTGGACCTGCTGGGACCGAGCGACTACCTGCTGCTGGGGCGCGCGGGCGGCGACTACCAGATCTATGAGCAATTGCAGACCGATCCCCAGGTGCAGACCGGGCTGATGCAGCGCAAGAAGGCGCTGGTAAGCAAAGAGTGGGAAGTGCTGCCCGGCAAGCGCCGCGGTCAGTACAGCAAGGCCAAGGCCAAGCAGGCGGCCGAGTCGCTGCAAGCGATGCTGGAAGACCTGGGCGGCGAGTCCGACACCGACGCGGGCGAGCAGGCGCAGCCGATGCCCGGCTGGGATGCCGTCAGCGAGGTGATGCTGCACGGCATCTTCCCCGGCTTTGGCGTCGGTGAGTGCCTGTGGCAGCGCGACGGCCGCGAGGTGGTGCTCGATCGGGTCGCGGTGCGCAAGTCGCGGCGGTTCGGCTTTGCGCCGGACGGGGCGATTCGGCTGATCACCAGCGCCAACCCGCTGGGCGAGGCGCTGCCGCGCCAGAAGTTCTGGAGCTTCACCAACCACAACGATTGCACCGATGACCCTTACGGCCTGGGGCTCGCGCACTGGCTGTATTGGCCGGTCTACTTCAAGCGCGCCGATCTCAAGGTCTGGCTGACCTTCCTGGACAAGCTGGGCCTGCCGACCACCATCGGCGAGTTCCCCACCAACGCGACGCCTGCCCAGCAAAACAAGCTCTTGGCCGCGGTGCGCGCCGTGCGCTCCGACTCCGGCATCATCATCCCCCAGGGCATGGTGGTGCGGCTGCTGGAGGCCGCGCGCTCCGGCACCGCCGACTATGCCGCGCTGCACCAAGTCATGGACGCAGCCATCTCCAAGGTGCTGGTCGGGCACTCCGCTGCTGCCGACGCCACCCCCGGTCGGCTCGGTGGCGAGGACCGCGCCAACGCGGTCGCCGACAACATCATCAAGGCCGATGCGGACCTGATCTGCGGCAGCTTCAACGTCGGGCCGGCGCGATGGTTGACGGCCTGGAATTTCGGCGACACCGTGCCCGCGCCGCAAGTCTGGCGCCGCATCGCCAGCGAGCCGGACCTGAAGCCCCTGGCCGAGCGGGATCGGATCATCATGGACCTGGCCGCCGGCTGCGGCCAGCGCCTGACCGTGGCCTATCTCACCGACACCTATGATGTGGAGTTGGAGCCCACCACCGATCCGGACCCCGCGCCGCCCGCGGCCCCCGGCGCCCCTGCGCCCACCGAGCGCGTGCGTGCGGCCTTGCGCAACGCACTGACGCCCAGCGCCGACCATGCCGAGCCGGCGGTGCCCGACCCGCAAGACCAGATCACCGCCGCCGAGCCGGACCCTGAAGCCTATCAGGCGGCGGCGGAGGAACTGCTGGCCCCCATCCTGACCGCCCTGGCGGACGGACTGACCCCGGAGCAAATCCTCGCCCGGCTCGACGAG